ATAAAAAATATAATTGATTTATTGCAGGTATGTAAAGGCGAAACTGAAAATATCAGAATTGCACAAGGTAAGTATGCACTACCTAAAAACTTTAAATCTGCATATAAGCAAGTTAAAAAAGAAATTAAATGGCTGTAACAAAAGAATATAATCTAAAAATATCAACTAAACAGGCACAAGCTAATTTAGATGAACTTAATGAGTCACTAAGGTTACAAGAGGACTTAATTGAAGAAATTGAGGGTGATTTAAGAAAATACGAAAAGCAATTAGCCAACACATCTGGTAAAGAATTAGCTAGAAGAAAAGCACTAAATGATAAAATTAAGGAAACAAAAGCAAGACTTGATGAAGAAAAAGCAGGTTTAAAAGCAGTTACAAAAGACAGACAAAGAGCAAATGATGAATTAAAAGAAGCAACAGAAAATACAGCCGATTATAGTGGTGTTATTAGCATACTAGATAGTCAAACAGGAGGTGCCATATCTAAAATACAAGGTATGACACAAACTATTGGTGGTGCTACAAAAGGCTTTAAGTTAATGAGAGCTGCAATAATAGCTACAGGAATAGGAGCATTAGTTATAGCAATTACATCAGTAGCAACAGCTTTTACAAATTCAGAAAAAGGACAAAACAAGTTTGCTAAGTTAATGTCGCAAATAGGTGTTATTGTCGGTAATGTTACAGATATTTTAGGGAATTTTGGAAATGCTATAATATCTTTTGTTACAGGAAATTTTAATGAAGCAAGAGAGTCAATTAATGCTGTTACAGAGGGTATAAAAAACTTTGGAGAAGAAACAAGAAAAGAAATAAAGATTGCAGGGGAACTTGCAGAAATGAGAGCAAAGGCTGATAAACAGCAAAGAGAATTAACAGTTGAAAGAGCAAAAGCAGACAGAGACAGAGCAAAGTTATTAGAGCAATCAATTAATAAAGAAAAATTTACAGTTGAAGAAAGGATAAAGTTTTTACAAGAAGCAGCGAAATTAGAGGAAGACATAACAAATAAAGAAATTGAAAATGCTAGATTAAGGCTTGAAGCTAAACAACAAGAAAATGCACTATCAGAGTCTACAAAAGAGGATTTAGAAGAAGAAGCTGAACTACAAGCACAGTTAATACAGCTAGAAACTGCTAAACTGACAAAACAAAAAGAGGTTACATCTCAAATAATAGCTTTTAAACAAGAAGAAGCTGCAGCAGTTAAAGCTGTAAATGATGAAAAACAAAGACAAGAGGATGAAGCAATTAAAATACAGCAAGAGAATGAGAAAGCATTAGCAGATTTTAAAAGCCAAGTTCGAGATGCAACAGCTATAAGTGAAGATGAAAAAAGAGCATTAGAGTTAGTTAAAATTGAAGAACACTACAAAAAGTTATTAGACAATGAATTAATTAATGATGAGCAAAGAACATTATTAGAGGATGCATTAAGACAAGCTAAATTAGAAAAACAAGCAGAGTATGATACACAAGATGAAGAACGAAGACAAGCTTTAATAGACAAAGAACTTGCAGAGAAACAAGCACAAGCAGACCAAGAAGCACAAATCGAAGCAGAGAGGAGAGCGACAAGAGAAAAAACTTTTGACAATGCTGTAATGTTAGCAGGAGAGGAAAGTAAAGTGGGTAAAGCACTTTTACTTGCTAAACAAGTCTTGTTAGCTAAACAACTAATTTTAGACGCTAAGGAACAAATATCTACTGCTAAAAAAGCAGTCACTAATGCTACAGTTAATGCGGCAGAAAGTGGAACAGAAGTTGCTAAGGGAGCAAGTAAGGCGGCAGCTGCAGCACCTCCACCATTTAATATTCCTTTTATTTTAAGTTTTGCTGCAACAGCAGTTGGAATTGTTAGTGCTATGAAATCTGCAGTATCGGCAACAAAAAGTGCTGCATCATCAGCAGGTGCAGGAGGTGGAGCAACCCCTAGCATAGAAGCACCATCAGTTCAAGCAAGTGCACCACCAGAAGTTACAGGTGTAAGTGGTTCAGGAATTAATCAACTAGCATCTGCAATAGGCGAACAACAGCAACAGCCTGTACAAGCTTATGTAGTTTCAAATGCAGTTACAACAGCACAAGGTCTTGAAAGGAATATTATTGATAGTGCTAGTTTAGGATAAAACACAAAATTGTAAAATTAAATCGTTATAAAATTATGAAAATCGTTGAATTAATACTTGATGAAGACCAAGATTTTGCAGGTATTGAAGCAATATCTATTGTAGAAAATCCAGCTATTGAGGAGGATTTTGTTGCTTTAAAATCAGATGAGGTCAAGTTAGCCGAAGTTAATAAAGACAAAAAAATCTTGATGGGTCCACTTCTTATTCCTAACAAACCTATTTATAGGAATAATGAAGAACACGGAGACTATTACATATATTTTTCAAGAGACACAGTAGAAAAAGCATCACAGTTATATCTACAAAAAGGAAATCAAAACAACTCTACATTAGAACACCAACACGAATTAAATGGCTTGACCTTAGTTGAGTCTTGGATTGTAGAGGATAAAAAACACGACAAGTCAGCTAAATACGGAATGAATGTACCTCTAGGTACTTGGATGGGTGCTGTAAAGGTAAATAATGATGAAGTATGGAATGAGTATGTAAAAACTGGCAAAGTCAAAGGTTTTAGCATAGAGGGTTATTTTGCCGATAAAGCAGAAGAACCTAAACAACAAGATGAAGACTTATCAGCAGATTTATTACTAAGCAAAATTAAAAATATCTTAACAGAAGATGTAAAGCTTGCAGACAAAGTTATAGATGAAAATTATGCTATTATAAGCAACAGACTTGCATATTCAACAATAGAGGTAGCAGAAAAAATGTCAGAAGATTTTGGATGTGGAGGTTATCACGAACACGAATTTGAGGGTAAAGTTTGGTATATGCCTTGCGAGTCACATAAACTAAATGATGACGACCCTTGTTGGGATGGCTACGAGATGATTGGTTTTAAAAATAAAAATGGAAAAAGGGTACCTAATTGTGTACCTAAAAAGAAATAATGATTAAAAAATTATTTATGTTATCAAGAACATTCATCAATAAAGTTTTAAAAAAATACATAAACGACACAAAACTACAGAAAGCATATAATGACTATCCTAAGTCAGCACAAAATAATGCTTGTAAAGTTTTAAGATGGATTGACAAGTACGGTAGAGATGAGGTTGCAGGAATGACTAGAACAGGTCTTGCTAGAGCAAACCAATTATGTAATAAAGAGAATTTATCAGAAGCAACTATCGCTAGAATGGCAGCTTTTGAAAGACATAGAAAAAATGCTAAAGTAAATCCAGAGTTTAAGAGTACACCTTGGAAAGACAGAGGATATGTAGCTTGGTTAGGATGGGGTGGTTCGACAGGTATTGCTTGGGCACAAAGAAAATTAAAGTCAATCAGAAATGAAAAAAAATAATGAAACACCGAGTTGGACTAGTCCTAAAGGAGACAGCCGAGCTTGTTATTGTAAAGATACAAATACATATTCTCGTAAGTGTTGCGATGGCAGTTTATGGGCACAGGGAATTGGTGTTATAAGCAGAACAACAAGTTAAAAATGCAAAATTAAATTTTAAAACCGTTAAATAAATAATTATGAAAAGTAGTGAAATGATAAACAAAATCAAGACGCTTCTCGACATCCAAATAAATTTGGAGGAGAGAAAATTAGAAAACGGAACTGTCGTAGAAGCAGAGTCGTTTGAACAAGGTAAAGAGGTCTTCATTAAAACAGAAGATGAAAAAGTCGCTATGCCTATTGGAGAATACAATATGGAACAAGGCGAAGTTATGCTCGTTAAAGAGGAAGGTATTATTGCCGAAATGAAAAAAGATGACTATAAAGAGGAGTCAGAAGAAGAAGAAATGGAAGATGACGGCAAAGAAGCTGATGTTCAAGATTGGGCAGGTATGGAAAAGAGAATTAAAAACCTAGAGGATGCTATTGCTGATATAAAAGCAAGACTAGGAGAGTCTGTTGATGAAACAGAAGACCTAGAAGCATCAGAGGAAGTTGAAGAAGTTGTAGAGGAAAGTGAAGATTTATCTAAAGATGAAGAAATCGATGAATTAAAAGAGGAATTATCAAAACCAGCTTCTGACCCTATTAAGCATAGCCCAGAAACAAAATCTGGTCAAGTAGAAAATATGCAATTCTCAAGAAAAAAATCCAAATCAATATTGGACACAGTTTTAAGTAAAATTAATAATTAATAAATAAATAAAATGGCTTTATCAATTACAAGTACATACGCAGGTCAGTTTTCGGGAAAATACATAGCTGCCGCGTTGTTAAGTGGAGATACTATCGAAAAAGGTGGTATTGAAGTAAAACCGAACATTAAGTACAAGGAAGTTATCAAAAAAGTTGCTACAAGTGGCTTAATCGTTGATGGTTCTTGTGACTTTACAAGCGCAGGAGATGTTACTCTAACAGAGAGAATTATCCAACCTGAAGAGTTCCAAGTGAACTTAGAATTATGTAAAACACCTTTTGTTTCTGATTGGGAAGCAGTAGAAATGGGTTATTCTGCATTTGAAAAAATGCCACCTAAATTCTCTGACTTTTTAATTGCTCACGTTGCAGCAGAAGTTGCTCAAAAAACTGAGCAGTCAATCTGGAATGGTGCTGCTGCTAACGCAGGAGAATTTGATGGTTTTGTAACATTATTCGATGCTGACCAAGATGTAAACGATGTTGTAGGAACAACTGTTACTGCTTCTAACGCTATTACTGAATTAGGAAAAGTTGTAGATGCTATTCCTAGCGCAATCTATGGTAAAGATGATTTAAAAATCTATGTTTCTAAGAATGTAGCAAAAGCATACGTTAGAGCACTAGCTGGACAAGGTGGTGGATATGAGAATAGAGTTAATATGTGGTATGATATGAACAGCCCATTAACTTTTGATGGAATTGACATCTTTATGGCACCTGGTCTTGATGACAACCAAATGGTAGCTGCACAAAAATCAAATCTTTACTTTGGTACTGGTCTTTTAAATGACCATAACCTTGTAAAAGTATTGGATATGGCTGACCTTGATGGGTCTCAAAATGTAAGAGTCATTATGAGATTTACAAGTGGAGTTCAGTATGGTTTCGGTTCAGAAGTTGTACTTTATAAAACTCCGTAATAACAGATAATAAATATAAAAGGGGTAGGATAGGAATTGACCTACTCTACCCTTTTTTTTAACTTTTAAATAAATAAAAAAATATGGCTTGCGATACTTTAACAACAGGAAGAAGTTTACCTTGTAAAACTGGTTTTGGTGGTGTCAAGAAAGTATATTTTGCTGATTATGGAACATTAGGTACAGTAACAGTTGATGCAGATGGAACAATTTCTGCATTTGCAGGTTCGCCTACTTGGTTTGAATATGATGTAAAAGGAAATTCTAGTCTTGAAACTACAATTACAAGTTCAAGAGAGAATGGTACAACTTTTTATGCACAAACACTTAATTTAACACTACCATACATTGATAATGCTACACAACAAGAATTACAGATTTTAGCAGTAGGAAGACCTCATATGGTCGTAGAGGACTACTTAGGAAATCAGTATTTATGTGGATTGGAAAATGGATGTGAAGTGACAGGAGGTACTATTGTAACAGGAGCTGCAGCAGGGGATTTATATGGGTTCACTCTAGTGCTAGAGGGACAAGAAGAGAAAGCACCTGCATTTGTAGATGCTGGAGTAATATCCGCTTCTGCAACACAAATTACTCCGAACTAAAAATTACATAGTAATTGTTCTTTATAAATTAAGCACTCTAATCAGGGTGCTTTTTTTATTTTACAAATTAAGTTTTTTTTATCGTTATATATACAATGATACTATTAACCACATCAGCGAGTGCTCAAACATTAACATTTATTCCTAGAGTTTATGCAGGAGAATTTACTCTGTCAATTAGGGATGATAGCACAAATGTTACAAAAAATTATGAGATTACATCAACTACCACAAGTGGAAATTACTTAGTGGTATCACAGGCATTTAATCCTGTACTTGTAGAGGGGCATTTTTACGATTTAGATTTATATAGTGACCCAAATTATTGGAACACAAACTATAATTTATGGCAATCTTATGAGCAAGTATGGAATTTAGATACAACAGACATAATTGACATATATAAAGATAAAATATTTGTTACTGACCAAGATATAAATCAAGATTTTGACCAGTACTATAATGTTAATCAAGGGCAGTACAAAACAAATGATTCCTACAATAATGATTATATTGTAATATGAAAAAAAGAAATCGAAACAGTTTAGGACAATTCACTAAAGAGTCAAGGTCAGAAATTAGCTTTGTAAATCTAAGCACCTACACGACTCCTGATGTTAAAGAGGTAGCAAATCAAGAATGGGTTGGCTATGGAGATGACAACAATTATTTCCAATATTTAATAGACAGATATAATGGAAGTCCGACAAATAATGCTGCAATAAACGGAATATCACAGCAAATTTATGGTAAAGGAATAAATGCTACAGATGCAAATAGAAAACCAGATGAGTATGCAAAGATGGTTTCTATGCTAAAAAAAGACACAGTCAGAAAACTTTGTTATGACTTAAAACTTATGGGCCAATGTGCTATTCAAGTGATTTACTCTAAAGACAGAAAAACAATCGCTAAACTAGAGCATTTTCCTGTTGAAACATTAAGAGCAGAAAAAGCGAATGAGAATGGAGAAATACCCGCATATTACTATTTTAAAGATTGGGCAGAAATAAGACCGAATGAAAAACCATTACGCATACCAGCTTTTGGTCACAGTAAGGAGTCGATAGAAATCTATTATGTAAAGCCATACAAAGCAGGATTTTATTATTACAGTCCTGTTGATTATCAAGGTGGTTTACAATATGCTGAACTCGAAGAAGAAATCAGCAACTATCATCTTAACAACATAATGAATGGTTTGAGTCCGTCAATGCTCATTAACTTTAATAATGGAATACCTAATCAAGAAGAGCGAAGATTGTTAGAGCATAAGATTGCAGAGAAATTTAGTGGCTCATCTAATGCAGGTAAATTCATTCTTGCTTTTAACGATAATAAAGAAAGTCAAGCAGAAATAACTCCTGTACAATTATCAGATGCACATAATCAATATCAGTTTTTATCTGATGAGAGTATGAAAAAAATTATGGTATCACACCGTATTGTATCGCCTATGCTTTTAGGTATTAAAGACCAAACAGGATTAGGTAATAATGCAGATGAGATTAAGACAGCAAGTTTGTTAATGGATAACACTGTTATAAGGCCATTTCAGGAACTTTTAATTGATTCCTTTGATGAACTACTTGCATATAATAACATTAGCTTAAATCTGTATTTTATTACGTTACAGCCACTAGAATTTACAGAGGTTGATAGTGAAATACAAGATGATGAGCAAATAGAAGAAGAAACAGGAATTAAACAAGAGGATTTAAGTTCTGATGTACCAGAGTTACTAGAGGAACAAGGTAATTTAATGCTCGAACATTTAAGTGGAGAAATTATTGATGAAGATTGGGAAATTACTGATGTAAGAGATGTTTGTGATGATAATATTTCTAATGAAGAATGGGTATCTGCTAGTTTAGTTAATAAGGAAACTACATTAAGCAAGATTAAAAAACTTGTAGGATTATCAGAACCTATTGACTCTAAAAATAACGGAAGCTCGTATAGTGACCTAGACTCTAAAAACTATAAAATCAGATACCAATATTATCAGAAATCAAAAGCTAAGTCAATACAAAAAGACAAAGACGGAAAAAGAAAAAGCAAATACAAGTCAAGAGACTTTTGCGAAAAGATGATGGAATTGTCTAGAAAAGGAACTGTTTATACTATTGAAGATATTGACAAGGCAAGTAGAGCAGGTGTAAATGGTGGTTTTGCTCCTGCAGGAAAAAAGACATACGATTTGTTTAAATATAAAGGTGGTTGTTATTGTAGACACGCTTGGAAGCAGATTTTGTACAGAAGAAAAAGTGGTGCAGAAGTCAGCGAAAATTTAAAAAATTACAGAAGAACAGGCGAAATACCTAAAACGTATCAAAGAAATCCTTGGGGAAGTAAAGATGCTAAACAAGCCACTTTTGATTTACCTAATCACGGAAGTTTAAAATACAAATACTAATGGCAACAGCATTATTTATAAATAGAACCGACCTTGTAAGAAACTCCATAATGGATGGAAATGTCGATACTGACAAATTCATTCAGTTTATTAAGTTGGCACAAGAAATACATATACAAAATTATCTTGGTACAGAGTTATATAACAAGATTAGTGATTTAATCACAACAGGAGATATTGATGATGTAGCAAATCTTAAATATAAAAACTTGCTAAACGACTACATTGTACAGATGTTAATATGGTGGTCACAAGTTGATTATATACCTTTTGCTGCATATCAAATAAGGAACGGTGGTATTTATAAGCACCAATCAGAAACTAGCGAAAGCGTTTCTAAAAATGAAGTTGATTTTCTTGTAGAGAAAGCAAGAACAAATGCGGAATGGTACACAAGGAGGTTTATTGATTATATGAATTTTAATCAATCTAATTTTCCAGAGTACACAAGCAATAGTAATGATGATATTTATCCATCGCAGGATTCAACTTTTAATGGCTGGGTGTTATGAGGTATAAACCAAAACAAAAAAATGTAGAAAAATTAAAAACCTTTTTGAAAAAAAAAGAGAATAAAAAACAAAAGATAAATTATGGCAAGTCTATTTAATACAAAAATTTCTGATACTTATCCTGGTCTGATTAAGACTATTGATAATGCAGCAATATCGGCAAGTTTAAAACAACTGACTGATGGTTCTGGAAATCAATCTGGCTTATATATAAATACTGCCGGAGATTTTAAAGCAACAGGCATTTTAGAGTTCGGCTCACTAAAAGATACAGGCGAAGATATTACAATCACTAAGTTTGTAGATGAAGCTGATGGCATTGCCAATAATGATAATGATACAACTATTCCTACAAGTGCTGCAATTGTAGATTATGTTGCTTCACAGGTTACACTAGAGGACTTAGATTTTAGCGGAGATAGTGGAAATGGTTCTGTTGACTTAGATTCACAAACTTTTGCCATTGTAGGTACAGCTAACGAAATAGAAACCTCGGCTAGTGGCCAACAATTACAAGTAGGTATTGTAGATAATCCTACTATTACAGGAGTTATTACTTCAGATGGACTTGATGTAGGAGATTCAGAAAAGATTAGACTAGGTACTGGAAATGATTTAGAAATATATCATACAGGTTCACATAGTTATTTAACAAATGCTACAGGAAGTTTAGAAATTACTACAACAGGTAATTTAATATTACAAGATGCTTCATCAAACAAATGGTTAATGACTAACCAGTCTGGTAATGTTTTACTATATAGTGCAGGTAGCGTAAAATTAAATACAAAATCTACAGGTGTTGATATTACAGGAGATTTATATGCTACAGGAACATTAGAAGTTACAAGCACAGGGCAAAGTAGTTTTGCAGGGCAAGTTACAATACCAGAAACACCAAGTGCAAATACAGATGCAGCAAGTAAAGCGTATGTAGATAGCCAAGTTACAGCACAAGATTTAGACTTTGTTGCAGATGGAGGTAGTGGAAGTGTAGATTTAGATTCACAAAATTTAGTTTTTAATGGTAGTGCTAATATTACTACTGCTGCAGCAAATCAAACTGTAACATTTAATCTCAATTCGGACTTAGTATCACTTGATTCTGTAACAGCAACAAGTTTTACAGGAGATTTAACAGGAGATGTGACTGGAGACTTGACTGGAAATGTAACAGCAACTTCTGTACTAGCAGATGGAGTTACAGCAACTACACAAACAGACGGAGATAATTCAACTAAAGTAGCAACAACTGCCTATGTAGATACTGCTATTCAAGGACACGATACACTTGCAGAAGTTTTAACAGGTGGAAATACAACAGGTGGAACTAACATAGCTGTAAGTGCAAACGATGACATTACTTTTACAGATACAAGTAAAGCTATTTTTGGAGATGGTTCTGATTTACAAATTTATCACGAGGGTACTGATTCATATATAAAAGATGCAGGTACAGGAAACCTAAACATCAATGCAGACCAACTAGTATTTAAGTCATCTAGTAATACAGAAACAAAGGCTATATTTAATACTAATGGAGCAGTAGAATTATATTACGATGATTCTAAAAAGTTAGAAACAAATCCATCAGGTGTAGTTATAACAGGAGATGCAGATGTTAGTGGAAACATTACAGTAGGTACAAATAACACTTTATTAGCTGAAAATGCTTTAAGGTTTAATGCTTCTGGAGATTCTAATATTGACCAAAATAATATAGGTTCATCTTTATATATAAGAACAAGTAATGCAGCAAGTTTAGATACTAATGCTGTAATTATAGCTTCGGATGGAGATATTGATTTGTCTGGTAGCTTAACAATAGCACAAGACCTAACAGTTAATGGTACAACTACAACTGTAAACACTCAAACACTAGCAGTTGAGGACCCATTAATCAGCTTAGCAAAAGACAATGCAGCTAATTCAGTTGATATTGGTTTTTATGGTCGTTACAACGATGGCTCAAATAGATATTTAGGGCTTTATTCAGATGCTTCTGATACAAACACATTTAAACTATTTAAAGGTACAACTACAGAACCTACAACAACAGTAGATTCGACAGCAACAGGCTATGCACTAGCTGATTTAGATTTAGCTAATTTAGAAGTAAACGGAGAAGCTGTTATTGATGGTGGAACAGGAGTTTCAAGTTCTGGTACATTGCACGTAAGGCAAAAAGGAGACACAAGTAACGATGGTATTACTATTACAAGTTCAAATGCAACCTCTCATAGAATTTATAAAGATGTAAATGGTGTATTAAATATTGGACCAAGTACTAATGCTAATGCCTTTAATCAAGATTTATCTGGTAATGTTAATTTTGAAGGAAATGTAAGTTTAGGAGATAATAATGTTTTACAATTAGGAAATTCAGCAGATTTAAAAATCTATCACGATGGTAGTAATAGCTATATTGATGATTCAGGTTCAGGTCGTTTAAATATAAGAAGCAATGATTTAAGAATTGAAAAATATACAGGAGAAACAATAGCCAAATTTATTGCAGATGGAGCTATTGAATTAAATTATGATGATGTTAAAAAGTTTGAAACAACAAGCACAGGAGTACAAGTTTCAGGTACTAGTTTAAAATTAACTACTTCATCATCTTTACCTGTAATTGATATAGAAACTACACATATTGGGGGTATTCCTATTTTAAATTTAAAAGGTGCTCATTCATCACAAGTAAGATATCAAGATGAAAACGGAGACAATCAATCAAGAATAGATTTTACTGACGATGGTACTTTTAGTTTTATAAATGCTGCGGGTGGTACAACAGCAAAACTTAATATTCCTAATTCATCTTATCAAATAAGTGGTGGTACAGGAAATGGAGATTTAAGGTTTTTAGCACCTAGGTTTAGATTTTATGAAGATGCTATTGCAGGTACTCCATTATTAGCTTTAGATGGTGGAAACGCAACTTTTGCAGGAGATATTACTTTTGGAGACTCTCATTTTATCGGAGATGATGCAGATAATAATTTAGTAATTGAAAGTTCAACAAATGAAAATATAGTTATTAATTCTGCCGATGAAATATTATTTAGAACAGGCGATGGTACAACAAGATTTCAAATAGGAGATACTTTAGGAAAATTCGTAGGTTCAAGTTATCAATTAAAATTTACAACAGATGACGGTTCTACTCAATTAGGTAAATTATACGATGATACAGGATTTACTTTAGAGGGTAAAATGAATAACAACTTAAATATTAGGTCATTAGCTAATGGTAATGATGAGGGTATAAAATTCCAAAACAAAACAGGTGGTGTTACTACAACAAATATGTTCTTAACTAAACAAGGTTATCTAGGTATAAACGAAGATGTACCTTTAGTACCATTACATATTTCAAGGGATAGTGCAAGTGGAGAAAATATTGCTTTAATACTAGATAATAACGATACTACAGTAGGTGCAGAAATCGGTATGTTATTTAGATGTAATACAAACAGTACAAATTCTGATTATGAAATATTTGCAAAATCTTATGGGTCAAACGATTCAGCTTTAGTTTTCCAATCAGATGGTTCAGTTGAAACTTTCAGATTAAATAAAAACGGAAGTCAAGAATGGAATATGTCTAATGCTACTGTTGCTATAAGTGGTAGTACAGGTGGAAATGTTACACTATCGAATACTACTGGAGAATGGCAATTTAGAGCAAATGGAAGTTCTGTAAATTCGATGAATATTACAAGTTCATTAGTTACTTTAAATGAAAATACACAAGTAAATGGACAATTAAGCATAAGTAGTGCATCTCCAGAACTATTTTTAAATGCTGATAGTGGAACAGATTATGAAATTGTAAACAATAGTGGAGGTTCTTTAATGTTTAAAGACAGTACACTAAATTTCCCTATGTCTGCAATACAAATTGTAGATGGTAGTACAGGTTCAAGTAATGCTTTTAATTCTACTACACTACAATTATTTAGTGGTGCAAAAACAGGTTGGGGTGTTGGAGATATACACGGTAGAATAGATTTTTATGGTTTTGATACATCTGGAATTGGAGCAAGAAATGCTGCAAGTATTAGAGCAGTTTGTACAACAGGTAATGGAACTACAACTACAACTTTTAATGGTGCTTTAGATTTTTATACATCTGGTTCTAATGCAAGTGAAGCATTTGCAATGAGGCTAACATCAGATAAAAATTTATGTATAGGTACAATTAGCACAAGACCTGATGTAGATGCCGACCCTGGTATTGCTATTAATCCTGATGGTAAAATTTATACATATTCAACTAGTGATTTTGGTGTTTACGATACAAGTACAACTGGCAAAAAGATTTATTTTAGACTTAGTGGAACAGAAATAGGTAGTATTCAATTTAACACAAATGCTGTAGCTTATAATACAACTTCTGATTATAGATTAAAAGAAGATTTACAAGACTTTAATGGACTTGATAAAATTTTACAAATTCCTGTTTATGATTTTAAATGGAAATCAGATGGCAGTAGAAGTTATGGTGTTATAGCACACGAATTACAATCAGTTTTACCAGATGCAGTAGGTGGAGAAAAAGATGCAACAGAAGAATATGAAGTTACTCCTGCTGTTTTAGATGAAGATAATAATGTAATTGAAGAAGCAGTAATGGGTACTAGAGATGACTATCAAGGAGTTGATTATTCTAAAATTGTACCATTGCTTGTAAAGTCAATTCAAGAACTAAAAGCTGAAATTGAGGAACTTAAAAGAAAATAAGTACATTTGTAATTATTAATTAAATTTTTAAAAATGAGTAAAATAACTAAAGAAGAACTCAAAGAATTACAAGAACAAGAACAAAAGAAAAGTGCTATACTGCACGACCTAGGTTTATTAGATACACAACGCCATAGTTTATTGCACGTATGGGCAGATATTATCAGTCAGCAAGAAGCAAAGAAAAAAGAATTGGAAGAAAAATATGGTAAGGTAAATATTGACCTAAAGGATGGCAGTTACACGGAAATTAAAGATGAAACCGAGTAACAACAAATATGAAATGAACTTAACTGATTTAAAAATATATGGTCTGAATATCACGACCTTTGGAATAAGTTTTACTGATATTGACCTTGTATTGAAAATAGTGTTGGTGCTAGTTTCGATTGGCTATACAATACACAAATGGATATTAATGTATGAAAAAAACAGAAAACATAAGTGAGCATATAAGTTTCAAGGAAGCTACATACTCACAAACTGCTAGTAAGCTGAAAATTAAAAATGTGCCTACTGAAAGCCACATTAAAACAATGCAGGTTACAGCAGAAAAAGTTTTTCAACCATTAAGAGAATGGGCTGAACACCCAATCCGTATAAATAGTTTTTACAGAAGTGCAGATTTATGTGAAGCAATTAAATCAAGCAGAACTAGTCAGCACACTAAAGGACAAGCAATAGACTTGTCTACAATGGGAGAAAAAACAAATGCAGATTTATTTAATTACATAAAAGATAATCTTGACTTTGACCAGTTAATTTGGGAGTTTGGTTCTGATGATGAGCCAAAATGGATTCACGTTTCGTATGTTAGTAAAAAAGCAAACAGAAACAGAATACTAAGAGCCAAATACAAAGGTAGTTCAGTGTATTATCACGTGATTAAGTAATGAAAGGGTACGAGGTTGCTATAATCGACAGAAGTGTTGATGGTTTTAGTTGTATTTTAGGCTTCGGTGTACACCCTAAGAATAGTGAAAATGATTTTTTAGAAATCAATTTTTATATAATTTTTATTGTATTACATATTAAATTATTTTATTAAATGCCAATACCTAAACCACAAAAAGGAGAGAAACAAAAGGATTTTATGATTCGTTGTGTACCGCAACTTATGAAATATCATCCTAAAGATGAAGCATTGGCAATCTGTTATCAAACATATAGAAAGAAATGAAAAAAATATTGGCAAAACTTTTTGGTGCTGCAGGTGGAGGTGTAGCAGAAAAAATATCAGGTATTATTGATAAACACACATTTAGCAAAGAGGAAAAAGCTAGATTTGAAAAAGAAATGACAGAGATATTTATTAATGCCGAAGCAGATATGCAAAAGAATATTACCGAAAGGTGGTTAGCAGATACAAAATCTGATTCTTGGCTAAGTAAAAATGTCAGACCTTTAGTTTTAATTTTTCTTGTAGTGTCAACTGTTTTACTTGTATTTATAGATGCAGGTGTAATTCAGTTTGAAGTGAAATCTAATTGGGTTGACTTATTACAACTTGTTTTAATTACAGTCATATCAGCTTATTTTGGTGGTCGTAGTTTTGAAAAAATAAAAAAATAATGGCAAAAGTTGTTAGTTTTAAATATCTAAAACCTAAGAAGAAATCACATCCACACAGCAAGAACAAGTCAAGATTAAAAACCTCTAAGCAATACAAAAAACCATATAGAGGGCAAGGCAGATAAAAAATTTGATTATATTAGCTAAGACAGTCGCAAATCTGTATAAGTTGCTAAACTTTAGGTAACCACTCCTATTGGTTCAGGTAATTGGATTTTGTTTTTTTCTAGGGGGGGATTTTTTTCTTTTTTCTTTTTTTACTCTTTTTTTCTTTTTTCTTTTTAAAATAATTTTAATTTTATTTAAAATATATATTATGAAAAAATATACAGATGATTTAATTGATAAAATATTAAACTATAAAAGTATTAATGTTAGAGAAAAAATTGATAGGTTACTAGAAATAGATGCTATACAATATACTAACTTAGGTACAGACTCAACTAAGTCAGAAAAATTACAAGTCAGAAGAAATAGCAGATACATTTATAGAGCTATTCAAAAACTAGATTATGAAATGGGTAGTAAATTTCTTCACTTTATAGACAAGTAATGCCTAAAAAAAAAACAAGAAGTCAAGTTGTTAAATTACTTGATAAAGTATTTAGTGAATATATACGTAGGCGATTGGCTAAAAACGAAATCGCAGAATGCTTTACTTGTGGCAAAAAAGACCATTGGAAAAAACTACAATGTGGTCACTTTCAATCACGAAAACATTATGCAACTAGATGGGATGAAATAAATTGTCAAGTACAATGTAGTGCTTGTAATGTATTTAGATACGGAGAACAATTTATATTTGGACAAAAGCTAGATGCTAAATACGGAGAGGGTACAGCCGAAGGACTACATATAAAAGCGAAAAATCTTACAAAGTTATCAACAAAAGACCTAGAACTGTTGATAATTCATTATAAAGACTTGACAAATACATTAAAATAATTATATATTTGTGATAGTTCTGTTCATTTTGTCTTTGTAAGAAAGGGGGTTAATTTCGGTTAATCCTTTTTTTTTGCCTTTTTTTTATACTTTATTAAATTTTTTGTTTATATTTATACATAATTTAAAACAAAGTATTATGAACACAGAACTAAATTACCAAGAATTACTAGACCAAGCAGAATGGGAATTAAACTATGCCAAAGAGGAAGTTAGAAAAGCCCATCAAAAATTGGAACTAAGACAACTAGCATTTGACAACTTAAAAAAGAAGTATGAGACACAATTATAACAATTTATTAGTGCCATACCTACAACAAAGAGTCGAAGCTATGGAAAAACATATCGACAAACTAAATGGCGATATTGAGTGTTTAAAAGCACAACTTGAAATAAATCAACAAGCATATTATGAATAGAGACAAATTAAGTGAATTGTACAAAAAGTACAATCTAACAAAGGATGATGTATTTAAACATCAACACTATGTTATTATTACTAGAACAGGTATTGAGAAAATCGAAGCACAAGAAAATATATTGATAAAATATAAGAGTATTGTAAACGAACCTAATTTTGCAGTTATACAAGCTTTTGGAGAATTAAATGACAGAAAAATGGAAACATTTGGGTCTGCTTTAAAAGGTGCTAACTATAAAGATGGAAATACAAATACTTGGTATGTAGCCGAGATGGCAGAAAAAAGAGCATTTTCAAGAATAGTTTTAAAGCTAACAGGATTTTATGCTTTAGGGGTATTCGGCGAAGATGAGTCGGAGGACTTTAAACAGAAAATTAAAACAATTAAAGAATAATTATGAGTACACTTATTACAGCAAACATTAGGGTTGACAAATTACCTAAAGAAAAATTTGTAAAAGGTAAAGATGGAGCAGTTTATTATAACTTGACTTTGTCAGTAGCAGATGAAAGCCGTTATGGAAATAATGTCGCTTTTTTTGATTCACAAACACAAGAAGAGCGAGAAGCAAAAAAGCCAAGAAATTATCTTGGAAATGGTCGAGTTATCTGGACAGATGGAAATATACAACTAGCTGAAAAAGAACAGACAGAAGAAGCAGTTGTGGAAACTTCTGAAAAATCCGATGACTTACCTTTTTAATTTAAGTTAGTTTTTTTAAAATTAAGGGGAATAAGGTATCTTGTTCCTCTTTTTTTTTATATTTAATCAATGACAAACAACAGCAACTTATTTAACCAATTATCCAAATTCGAACTTATTGAGCAAGAGTGTTTAATCCAAACATCAGAACAAATGGATTATCCACCTGTCGCATTATCACTAGGCGAAAAACTGATTAAGTCTAGTAAAGGTGACCAATTACTCCCTATTCCTATAGGTACTTATGGCAATTTTTCATTTGTTCAAGCACCACCCAAGACAAAGAAAACTTTTTTTATATCTTTGTTAGCAAGTGCATATTTAAGTGGCAGAAATAACTTTGCAGGAAATATCAAAGGTCATAGAGATGGCAGATGTTTAATACATTTTGATACAGAGCAAGGTAAATGGCACGCTCAGCGTGTATTTAAACGTGCACTTGATATGGCTAATGTAGATGATAGCAAATATTGTTATTATACTTATGGCCTACGAACTCTAGGATTCAGAACAAGAATAGAGTTTATTGAATATATAATTAAAAAAGTCAAAAGAACAGGACTTGTAATAATAGAT